TTGGTAGGGTTAGTCCTCCAGATAGCACCTAATGTGTTCTCAGGATTAATCATCCCTGCAAATGCTTTCGCATCAGTAACTTGGAATTTTCCTAGTTGCATAGTTTAATTGTTTTAAAAAGTTGTTTTTATTCTATTTCAAAATCCTTAAGATCGGATAACTTAAAGTTAGATAAGCTGTCTTTCATTGAAGTTTCGACAGCGCCACTTTCTGTAAAGCTAGCTCCTCTTATTAAATTTTCTATGTTATTGGTAATCTTACTTTCATTCTTTGCACCAAAGATGCTGAAATCAGTAAAATCCTTCGTTAGGTATGCGACAGTTTCTATACGAATTCTTGATCCAATTGGATCAGCTTTTTGAGCTCGCATAAAAGCATTGTCTCTATCACCTAAGTCCGTAGTAATTCGGTTGTATAACTCATCCTTTTGGGTATCAGTTAAAACAACACCAGGTACAACCTCCTGTGTGTTTGCAATGTATTTCTTAACATCGTCAAGTTTACTTTGCTCTTCTTTTTTAGCATTATCTATTATAGAACTTAAAGACTCTTCTTCAAATTTAATAATACTAGCTACAGCAAACTCTGCATCCTCAATATCAGTACCTGCATCGATACTTCTTTGAGTCATTTCATTTGCTCTTTTTTCAGAGTATCCTTTTAATAAGAAATCCTGCGCAATTGCAGTACGTCTAAACTCTAAACTTTCATCACTTGAGATAAACTCAGGAGAAACTCCTTTAAGTCTATCTATGGTATCCACCTTTTGTGCTACCTCACCAACAGGGATACCAGTCTTCTGTGCATCCTCTATTGCTTTTTGTCTCGCAGTTAAACCATTATCAATACGTCCTTGTATTGCGTTGTTTAAATCTTCTAAAGACTTTATTTTTGTGACATCATCAAGCTCAGGTAAAACTCCTTTGGCTTTGAATTGTGCAGCTAAGTTAGAATAAAGCTGTTCAGTCTCATTCAGTGTAGGAGAGGAAGAATCGCTGCCTTCTTTTCCATCAGCAGTTTTACCTGCCTGAACTTGATTGTCATCTTTACCTGTAGCTACGCTCTCTTGACCAGCAGTTGCTGCGTCATCACCATTGGTAATTGTATTATTTTCATCTCCCTCTTTAGTAGCGGCTGCTTGGCCATCTCCTGCTGGTGGGGTGTCACCATCTCCTTTAAGATTAATCGCTTTTTCTAGATCACCATCGTCATTAAATAACTGTAGGTTATCTGTATCAAAGTTTAAATCCTCTAAATTTAATCCTTCCATTTAATTGTTTATAAAATTAATTCTCCTTAAACAAAAATACCATAAACAGATAAAAAAAGCTAACAGGTATTATAGCTAAAATGTCACTTAGTTGTTTCTAAAACAATAATTCTATTCTCAAGATCATTTATAGATTCTTGCTGAGAGGATATTATTTTTATTTTTTTATTTAGTCTCTCTTCTACTTTTTGAAAGTCTTTTATTTCACCATAAATTATACCTATTGAAAAAACAATAGTTAGTATCCATTTAACATTATCCTTCAAAAAGTCATTCATAGAATTTATTATTCTTTCTTTTTAAAAGTTTTCATGACTTTTTCAATTCCTCTAGAACCAAAATAAAATATTGTCATCGTACCAAACAGTGATTGTATGACAGGAACGTATGCCTTGTCTATTGTAAACTCGCCTAGGTTACCATCAAACAATACCACACACATAAACAATACAAACATTGCTCCATAAGATACTGGCCTAATCATTCTGGTAATAACATGTTCATTGTCCATACCTAGACGCTTGGTAACTTCTACCATTTCAACCATATCATTCTCCATTTCTTGAAGAAGAATACTTTTGTCTGGCTCACTAAGTTTTTTGTCTCCACGTATAGCAGCTCCTAATGAGTTTAATTGCTTAATACCTGTAATACCTCCAGCAAGCTCCAGTAGTTCAGGAGCCACTTCTTTACCTTGCTTAACAAGGAACCTAAGTGCATTGCCCACATTAGTTCCGGATCCTCCGTTTTTTATTAACTTTGGGTTATCGTTATTTTGACTCATCTTTAAATTCATTTATGATACACAGCTCAAATTCATCTGGCAATAACTCATTAAGTTTTGCCATAGTTTTCTTACTGCTTGTAACATCCTTTAGTCCATCTCCATTTATATCTATAAGATTTTTTCCCGGAAGTAGACATCCTCTTGTATCAGTGTTATAATTCCCATGATGTATAAGTATGTAGCTTCTTTCCTCAACGTCTAGTACATGAAAATGATCACCATACTTTGGGGAATTTCTTTTTACACATGTATAAGATCCTTGCGGAATTCTTGAAATGCTAGTTTTATTATCTTTGTCTGGAAGTTCTAGTATATGTCCTGAAAATAATTCTAATTCACAATTGTCAAGAACAAAAAAATTTGCTAACGTTTGGTGCTTATCTTCTGAAAATCTTGATATTTCTAATCTATTTTTCATTTCTTTTCATTTTTGAGTGCAGACTTGAATGTTCTTGGTAAAAATTCAAGGATCTTTTTAAATAAATTGTTTCCGCTTACAGCTTCCATATTTTCATATACGCTATATACTTCAACTAAACAGGCAACAATTATCGATAGTTCTGCTAATGAGTAATTATTTCCTAACAATTCTACGCTAGATACCCCTAATACCATTGTGTCTAATATCGTAAAAACTATAATTCCTGTTATATATTCAACTGCCTTTCTCCAAGTTTTGCGAAGCTCTTTTGATTTTATTACTTTCCAAAATTCTTTTTTAAGTGGTCTAAACAAAACACCTTCTGTATAATGTGCTTTTCTTATTCCGGTAAACAAGTCAATAATTATAATTATAAATAACGCAAGCAATACTGTTTTCATGTTTAATATCATTATCAATATAGGGGTCAAAGACAATAATAGGCTTTTGCCCAATGTCATGTTTTTAAAAAATAGTATTGTTGAATTCATAACTTAATAAAAGTATTTCATTAGCAAATATAAGCAAATGTTAAGGTTATTTTTTTTATATATTATAGCTAAATTGTATATTAGAAATATACTAAACCCTAATAATCAGAGCCGCTAACATTATTGAAAAGGAAAAAGATCAATTACGATATTGTAATAATTTTTGTTTTTGGTTCTATCTGGTCGTTAATAGTTTTTAATATAGAATCCTCTATTCTTAAAACTTCTTCTTCTCCCATAGATGATTTTACCCACAATACAATATCATTATTAGTAACATCTTCAATTTCCAAAAAGCTCTCACCTAAAGGTGACGATAGACTATGTGTTCCTATTAATGTGCTTGTAAAAAAATCACCTTTTTCATCTACACTTTCTGACACTCCAGTAACTCTGTAGTGAACAGTAAATATCACATTACTTCTTTCACCTTCTTTAACTTTAACTTCTACTGTTTTACAGTCCCAATTGTATTCCATTTTGTTTTTTTTTTTTTGTTGTTTATAATTATAAATTAAACAGACCAACTTGTTAGCTCTGTTCTTTTCCATGTATTTGCAGCTACACATACGTATATGTAATTGGAGGTAAATCTTATTTCTCCTTCTTCTCCTGTGTCTGTAGGAAAAGTGAGCTCATTATTAATTGTCTTTACTTTAAATCTTTCAGACATAACAACACCTCTTACGTCTAGCATTTTTTCCGGAGCTGTAGTTCCGATTCCTACATTACCTGTATCTCTTGCAAGGGTGAGTATATCTCTAACCGTAGTTGTATTTGCAGATTGAAAATTTAAGTAATTAGACGTCCCTTGTTGGTTTATCCTAAAACCGTATTGAGTACTTCCCCAAACTCCTGCTGATTCTGTAAAGTATAGACTACCGGCATCTGTCGGGTTTGACCCGTTAGCATTAGTGATGGTTATGTCACCCCTTACGTCTAACTTAGTGGCTGGATTAGTCGTACCGATACCTACGTTACCTGTAGCGTTATTAATTCGCATGGTTTCGGAGTTAGCTGAACTTATAAATCTGAAGGAATTCCCGTTAAATGTTCTAGCAAAGCCACCAGTTGCGTCACTTCCCAACCAGGTAGCGCCTCCATTGTTTATTTCAATATTACCGCCTGCAACAGAAAGTTTATGATTAGGACTCGTAGTTCCGATACCTACGTTGCCCTCTTTGTTAACAACCATTCTAGGAACTCCATTTGTAAGTAGTGATATTTGATTAGCATTGGTGCTAGTACTAGCACTTAAAGTTATTCTACCTCTATTAGCGTATTGAGCAATAATTTCAAAAAGAGCAGGGCCTGTGAGAGATCCACTTGTTTTAATGTTTCCTGCAACCTCTAACTTTTCACTAGGACTAGTTGTTCCTATACCTACTTTTTCATTTCTTGCATCTATTGTGAATACTTCGGTGTTAGCGTTGTTTAAGAATTGAAACCTACCGACTGTAGGGTGGCCCATTCTAAACCTCATAGAAGCGTTCGACGCTTTATATATATCTATGTAGTTTAAGGCATTTTTAGATTTTATTAAATGGTCTGCGTTAATTATAAAATCTCCACCAGCTACTTCCAATTTCCCAGTAGGATTAGTTGTTCCAATACCTAATCTATTATTTGGTTCATCTATGTAAACTGTATCTGATACTATTGTATTACTATCTCCAACCCATATTCTACCTTCAGGTAAATTAGGAACATCGTTAGCCCTACCAATTGCAACTATCTCTACTTGTCCATTGTTTGAATTAGATCTAGAAACAATTCCCATATTCTGTATAAGGCCTGTTCCAGTTGGTTTAACATTTGTCATACCACCACCAACAGCCACATAAAGAGTATCGCCCACACTATAACTGCTTGTGTTAAAATCATTAAAGTCACCAACAGCAATCATAAGTCCAGTCTCATTTATTGCGTAGTCTTCAAGAGCTACACCATAAGCAGGCATTTTAATTTCGTCTATTGCATCAGCTTTTTCAACTATAGATGGGCCAGTTGAACCGTGGTAACCTGTTATGGTTAGTGGGTCTCCTTTTAAAACTGCCTCACCAAATCTTACTAATTGTATTACTTTTTGAGATGAAGATGAGGAAAGTAATCCTACATCCACATACTCATGAGCATCTTCAGCAGCATTAACTCTGACTAGCTTTAGTGCACTTCCAATTTTATTTTCAGGAGTGTCTGTTAGTTCATCGTAAGTCAATATACCACCTGTAGGATTATCACAAGGTAAATTATCGTTAGTTCTTTCTGTAATTTGATACCAATAGTTATAGTCTTCAGTAGTAGTATCATCCCACGCTTCAGCCTTTACTTTTTTAAATAATCCAGGAGTTCCTGAATTAGCAATTGAGTATGAAAAATATATTGGAGATGAATATGTAAATACTTTGTCAGCACCATCCCACTCAACTTCAAGTCCTTCAAAGGTAAAAGTTGCGTTATCAAAATTTAAAGAAGCTTGAACCGCATTGTCTAGGCTTATTCTTACACTATTTCCTACAGTAGCGGTAAGCTCAAATAAAAATATTGTTGAACAGTCCGTAACTATGCCAGGAAGTTGCTTTACCTCAAATGATGATGCTTCTATATTTAGTATAAACTCTGCCATAGTTATTTAGAATCACCCTCCATGAATGTTACTTCAAATGTTTCTGGTGTACCTAATATTATTTCGATACTATCATCAAATGTAATGTACCAAAAAATAGGTGTGTCAAGTTCTGCTGTATTATAGTCTACCCAATACTTTGTTTCATCCCCTGGTGTTTTAGGTAGTCCGTAATAATCTGCACATTGTTTACGTGCATCAATAGCTTCTTGTTCTGTTAGGTATTTGTACCCTGTTATTTCTTGTACCATTAGTATATTGTGTATTCAGTGTTAATGTTTGTTTCTATACCAGTTTTGTTTGCTGATTGGTCTGTGTCATATATTACCATTTCTTGTACATTACCTAACAAAGCTTCGGTAGACCCTCCATTATTAAGT